CAGCTACCATCGCGTGAGCCTCGGCAACCGCTCGCGGCAGCACGCTGGCAGCACGCCAGAGGCAGTAGCTGCCGATGGTTGAGCAGATCAGGAGTTCGATGAGGTGTTTCATGATGTCGGGAATGCGGCGGTGGGGACGGTGATCGTCGCGCCGGTGTATCCGCGTGCCGATCCAACGGTGACGCGGAAGTCGTCGATGTAGCCGTTTAAGTCATAGCCGTCAAACAGCCGGCCTATGAATGGAGCAGAAGAGGATGCGTAATTAGTGGGGTCAGAGTAAGTAGACCCGACCTGCGTGCCGTCCACATACATACGAGTTCCGCCAGACGCTCTCGCAACGGCAACGTGATACCACTGGCCGGTGCTTAGCGCACTGCCTGTGATCCGAAAACCAGCGTTTGTGAACCACGCAATACTGCTGCCGCTTAGAATTAGCGTTGGCTGCGCGCCTTGTGAGTTAGGGCGTGCGTCGTAGATGCCGGTATACGAACCACCAACGGAATTGAGATACAGCCAACACTCAATGACAAAGTCGCCAGTGCCGAGGGCAATAGACGGAATCGAGAGTGAGTCCCCTGACCCACCGAATGCCGCAGACTTCCCGCCAAACTTGCTCTGCGTTGCCGACTGCGTTGCGCCGCCATTTGCCGTGATAGTCTTGGGCACCGACGACGCATCGACGAACGTGTTGCCCGTGCCATCGAATGGCAGCAACAGAGCCACACTGGCGAAGTACGGGTCGGGCGTCACGGCCACCGGCGTCACCGCAGCACTCGCCGTCGAAAACGCCCCGGTGCCGATCCCGTTGACGCCTGCCACGCGGAATGTGTACGCCGTGCCGTTGGTGAGCCCGGTCACTGTCGCCGTCGCAGCCGTCGACGTGCCGTCGCTGAACGTCGTCCAGCTGCTGCCAGAGTCGCTAGAGAACTGCAACACGTAATCAGTCAGCGGCGGCACCACTATCGCCGGTGCAGTCCAAGATACGACTGCCTGAGCGTTGCCTGCCGTGGCAGTGACGCCCGTGGGGGCGGCGGGCGTGAAGAATTCCCAGCGTGCGTCGTCGCCGCCACCCCCAGGCCCAACCTCTGCGTACACACTGCCCGTCCACGCAAAGAGCCGGCCGGAATCGCTGGCGAGATACAGCGTTGCCGATGCACCAGTAGCAGGGAATCCAGCAGGGGTAGCAGCAGATACGACCGATGTGCCGCCTGCGACCGTCACCGCGCCTGTCGATCCATTAACGCTGGTCACAGGGCCGTACAGGGCTGCTTGGGTAGCAAAGTCGGTGATGGCCGATGCGGGGTGCGTGTGGGCTGTAGGCGTGCGGGAGTCACTGAGACGGGCGTCCGTAGTTACCACAACTGCCGAGCCACCAACGGTCACCGCCCCCGCTGAAGAGACACGCAACCTCTCAACGCCGCCCGTACTGACAGCGATGGTGTCAGCACTTGGGAAGAAAAGCCCTGTATTCGTATCGGTCAGCGATGTGACTGAAGGAGCCGCTGCCGTACCGGCTGGGCCGACTTGGAACGCTGTGCTGTCAAACCGAAACCTTTCCGACCCACCCACAAAGAACTTGTGGTGCCCGTCGCCGGCTTGGTTGTACAGCATCGTCCGACCGGCCACGTAGTTGGTGATGTACAGATCACCCGCCGTGAGCTGCGACAACTGACCAGAGCCTGCCGCACCCGTGAGATTGAGGATCGCATCCGTGCCAGTGGAAATGGTGGTGATGCCAGTGACCGTGCCGCCAGTGATCGGCAGATAGGCAGTGGATGCCGCCGTGGCGATAGTCCCTAGCCCCAGAGTCGTTCGGCTCGTCGCCGCATCCGCATCATCCAAGATGCTTCTGGCGAAGGCGGTGCAGGTGATTTCTTGGACGACACCCGCCCCCGCCGCAGAGCGACCTAAGATCCTGTCGGTAGCAGAGACGTCCTGGAGCTTGGCGTAGGTGACGGCGTTATTGTCAATCGTCCATGTCGCCCCAGTTCCCGAGACAGTGATGTCACCCTTGTCTCCATCCGTGACACCAGCCCCGCCTGCCGAGACGGTTACAGCCCCAGTGAGTCCGTTGACGCTGGTCACTGGCCCATACAACGCTGCTTGCGCAGCGAAGTCAGTGATCTGTGAAGCAGTGTGCGTATGCGTTGTGGGCACCCTTGCATCTGACAGACGCGCGTCGTTCCCTTGGCAAAAGCTCCCGGCTGCAGTGCCGAAAGTGCCAGCAGCCAGAACACCAGAGGTCGTCGTAATGATTGGGACGCCGGCCGTTGTCCCGATAGCGCCAGCGTTGGTCAGGTTGCCGTGCGTATGGGCTGTCGGAGTGCGGGCGTTGGTCAGGCGGGCATCTACGGTCAACACAACATTGGCAGAGAGCCTGGCGTCTGCAAGCGTGCCGGCCACCAAGTCTGTGGCGCTCGTAGTAGCTGCCGGGATCGCAGGCTTGTTGGTTAGGTCTACGTAGGAGCCCGTTGTCGCAACGCCCGCGAGCCCTGACACTTGGGCTGCAGTGTGGGTGTGCGTGGCAGGGGCATAGGAACCCGAAGCCTGCTTGCCATCCAAGGCCGTCTGCAAGTTCGTAATTTGCGATATTGCCAAAGCCAACGGGTCTGTGCCACCCGCAGCGTGCGTACCACTGTGTGCGTTTGGCGTGCGGGCATTTGTCAGGCGTGAGTCAGTCGTCAGAACCACGTTGGCTGAAAGGCGAGCGTCAGCGAGGGTGCCTGACACAACATCCGTGGCGGCATGGGTGTGCGACACAGGGGTGCGGGCGTCACTAAGCCTGGCATCACCCGTAAGCACCACGTTGGCAGAAAGCCTGGCGTCGGGCAGTGTGCCAGAGGTAATGTCTGTGGCAGGGTGGGCGTGCGCAGTCGGTGTGCGGGCGTTGGTGAGCCGCGCATCGCCTGTGAGGACGACATTGGCCGAGAGCCTCGCATCGGCCAGAGTTCCAGAGGTCAGGTTACTGGCATTCGTATTGACCGCAGGGGCCGCAGCAGCGACCGCCGCAGTGAAGTCCGACACCTGGCTGGCTTGGATACTGATCGGGTCGCTTCCGCCGGCAGCGTGGTTCGCTCCATGCCCCGTTGTGTCGGCAGACTTATAGGGCAGTGAGTTCCAGCGGGTAAGACCGTCACCTACCTTGCTGCGCCGGCTGTCTGTTTCGTAGCCCTCTTCACCCGCAAGCAACAATGGGTTCTTCGCCGCCCAGCGAGCAGCCGTTCCGCGTCGGAGTTGAACCCGCTGGTTGCCAGCCATTAGCGCCCCTTTGCCCTGTAGGCGTGCTTCTCAATGACCTGCTCTCGCAACTCACCGACCTTAGCGCCGGGATTCAGTCGCTTGGCCTTCGCAACCTCTTCGTTAACGATTGTCTCGCTGATCAGCTTGCGCTTCGGAGGGGCAGGGCCTGGGTCGTAGTTGACCGTACCGGAGACAGTCAGACGACGCTTGTGGGCCACCTGCAGGATGTCGTCGTTGCTAGACACCCATGCCGCCGGATCACACCAGCCCCGGTGGTCTGCAATGCCACCGCAATAATGCTTGCCCGAGATGCTGATCCCTGCCTTCTTGGCTTCAGCGGCTACGTACTTGGCCTGCTTAATGGGCATGTCGTTAAGCTGCTGGTTGTTCATTCTGCCTTCCATGTAAGCACGGTCGGTGCCGGAAGTGCCAGGAGGAGACTGAAGCGCGCACATCTCTGCGAACCGTGGGTCTTGGCCGTCCGCAATCATCTTGCGGTAGTGCGACTGAACGGCGTGCGATGCGAGGTAGATAGACTGCGGGAGTTCCATAGATCACTGTCCTTCGGGGGGAGGAGGTGGGCCTTCGGGCGGCGGTGGTGGAGGTGGTGGCACCATGTACCGCGTGACATCGACGTTCATAGCCTTGCCCCAGTCTTCCAAGAGCGCGTTGAACAGCTCTGGGCGACCGGCCTGGAGCAAGCCCTGACTGATCGGGGCCATAATCTGCATGGCCTGCGTGATGTTTTCGATGCGTGTCGAATTGTTTGGCTTACGCGCTGAGCCAGCTTCCACGCGGTAGCTGTACTCACGCACTACCGACTCTGGGTCTTCGCCCTGTACGTGCATCTGCCAAGCCTGTGCAGCCATCGGGCCAAGCAGCGGAGCAACGTCCTGTGGGTTGATGAGCCACCTCGCCAGGAGCGCTTCCTTGCGGGCGCAGAGCGACAGGGCGTCTTCCAATATATTTGCGTAATCGTCAGGCCTGACCGAAATCTGCTCAGCCTTCACGGTCGCTTCTGCAGCCGACCTAAACTGATTTCTGGTCATCCCGTAAATGAGTTCTGTCAATCCGACTCTGCGATCAAACAGATCCGTGACCTCGCTGATGATCTGGTACATGTCCGATGACACACCCGGCATAGTGAACACCGAGATCACATCGTTGACCGACCGGCCGATGGCTTCAGCAATCTCCACCACCTTAAAGCCGCCTTCGTCCTTCTCTAGGATCTTGGCTTTGAGGTTTTCGTCAGCAGACTTCGCTACACCGATCAGCACCTGCGAGCTAGTCGCAATGCGGGTTGCCAAGAACGACATCGCCCAATTAATAAATCGCAGCTCTCCGATCCCCGGACGGATCAGCGAGATCGGCCAGCTATAGCCCGGCTTGCCATGCCAGGCGAGCGGAGTGAACGGCCAGCCGTTGGGTTCTGCCCAGAAGGGGATCGGCCACTGTGCTGCTAGGAACATCCCTTGCGAGACACCTGTCTCATCGACTTCTTCTTGGAGAAGGGCTTCGGGCATGTTGAGCGGGTAGTCAATCCCCTCTGCCACAGCGAGGTAGCAGTTGGGGCCGAAGGCGTCGAACTTGCCACGCAGCTCTTTGTCGGCATCTTTCAGCCGGTCGCCAAACCCGCTCTTGGAATAGACCTCCCAGTAGCACAGGAGATCGTTGCTCTTGCCCAGCTTCCGCTTGTACTCCTGGCCTCGCTCACCCGCATCGGCACGGGATGCGTAGCTCTCCATGTGGCCCTGGAGCTGCTCACGGGATAGGCCAAACTTCGCAGCCACCTCATCGACGGGTTGAATGCGCTTCCGTGCGGCCCAGCGAATGTCCTCATACTCATCTGCGTCCGGATCCCAGACGAGATTGTCGATGGTGTCATAGAAGCTCCCGGCCATCTTCACCGTAGCACCGGGTGGAGAATAAAGCTCATGCCACCAGACGCCAGCACCTTTGATGAACGCTTCTTCTACGACCTTGCGGCTGTGCTTCTTCAGATCCAACTCATTCGGCGTGTAGTTGAGATAATCCTCCAAGAGCTTGGAGACGAGCTTGCGGCGTTCCAGCATCATCTGCTGGTCTTGCAGGCCCTGCTGGTACATCTGCATCTGGGGGTCGGGCATCATCACCATCTGGCCGTCTGGGCCGATGATCGGCTGGCCATCTGGCCCCATGGCCGGCACGGGAGGCTGCGGCATAATCCCCAGCATCTCAGCCCCAATGATCGGGTACTCTTTCGGAGTCACCGTTCTAGCGGGGTTGCGATGGTGGATGACCGCTGTGAACAGCCGCACAGCCTCCCACACCCGGTTGACCTGCATGCGGAATGCCGGGGGGGACATTCCTTTGTTGTAGCCGCGTTCCCCGCGGGCATACCCATCCTGCCACATAAAGTCTGGGTCGCCGGCAAAGAAGTTCATCGCCTCATCGGCGTCTGCCTGGAACGGACGCTTGTGCGTCTGCGCTTGCTTAATGCACTCTAACCAGCGTTTGACTATGGGGCGAAGCGGTTTTTCCATGCAGGACTCCTATTAGCCAGTGTCCCTTAGCGGGGTTTCCGGGCCTCAATCTCGGCTACCTTCTTTTCCAGCAGGGCGACCTTCTCGGCCAGGATGGCGTTTTTCTGGGGCTTGTACTCCCAGAATCCATACTCAGCCCAGGCTGGGAACTGCTCCACACCCGGATCGGTGGTGTGATGCACGCTGGCTTTCTCAGTCCCGCCATAGCCCGGGGACACGGCCCACAGGGTCAGCGTCCGTGACGAAACCCTTGTCACCATCGCTGGCACGGCGTCCGCACCGGCATGTACCCGGAACAACACCCAGTCGCCCACTTCGGCTACCGGCATTACATAACTATCGCTCATCGTCTGCTCCCCATAGGCCCAAGAATAATGCAGGAGTCATCGGACTTCTGCTCTCTGCGGCGTTTATCCGCAAGATACTTAACCCACCAAGGATCTGGGCCATGCGTCTTTGGTGGGCTGTGATAATCTGGCTCATAGGCACAGAGGTATTCGACCGACTGAACGGCATGCACTTCGCCCCGTGTCTGCGGTTCGTCGGTGACATATACCTGGCCGTTGACGTTTGTGGTCTTCTTGCGGTAGCGGCGAATCTCCCGCATTAGATTAGGGCAGGAGCCCTCCAAGAACTTCAGCCCCACGCTCCCGTCGCCGCGGATGTGCAGCATCTGCCTTACTAGGGCAGTGCGGGCGCGGATGTCATCTGATCCGGGGATAAACCCATGCCCGCTGAGCTGGGCACGTATGCCTCTCTTCTTTAGCTCTTCGGAATAAAGCTCATGGGGGAGACGACCGGAGCCCAAGTCCCGCAGCATGCCACCGTGCATGTCGATGATGAAGTTGTAGAAGTGCTGACCATCTGCCTTCTGAGCAAACTGTTCGCCAAAGATCAATGCGTTGGCTTGGCGGATATACAACTCATCATAGATCAGCAGGTACTTCTCATCGGGAGGGACAGCACCAAACACGCACGCCAAGACGGTGTGCCCCGGGTCAATCGCTACGTACCGCGTCCAGTTCTGTGGTACTTGGCCAGCGGGTAGATCCTCTCTCCGCAGTACATGCACCGCAGGATTGAAGGTCGGATACATAAGCGTGGACTCTGTGGTGAACTCGCCCTCCGCTCGCATGCGAAGCTCGTCCACCCCCAAGGCAGACC